TCCGATACGCCGCCAAGTCCTGATTAATTTGGCGATCAACTACAGCTTTACCAATACCGTGAACTGCCATGCGATCGCGTACCGACTCTACAAGCTTATCGATGGCTTGTTCTGTTCCTGCGATCGCATCTTGTCTGATTTGTGCGTTCATTCTTCCACCTCCTTGTAAAGTCCAATCATTCCAATAGCTTTTAGAGATGCAACAGAATCGGTTTTAGTGGCTTGCGGATCGCCTTGAATAAATTGCGATCGCCACTCCATCTGTTGCTCAACTGTATAAATAATTGGGTTCCCTACAATCTGAGCCATACTGATAGGATCTGGCTTAGCCCAAACATTCGTAACCCATACTAGTTTTTTGGTCATATCTTTTCACACCTAACTAATCGTTTGTTTCTCGCAGTCAAAATAACCGCATCGTACCGTTCAATTGCATCTAAGAAATCAGATTGATTTCTAACAACTTGGACAAAGCTTCTTTCTGGGATTGATGGCTCAATCTCATCATTTTTGAGTTTCACTACCTTGAAAACAGGTTGCTGGTGGAATGTTACGATTACCTCCTTTTTACCAGCTTGCACAGCACGGCATAGGGAGGTTAGAGACGCACGAAACTTGGTTAAGGGTTTATATTCTGCAATCATTACACCCTCACAATACTAATCAAACGCCCTTGATTAAACTCATCTAGCGAACATCCTTTTCTGTTGACAATATCGCTCCTAATCGCTAGTAGTATGTATTCCGCGTCATCAGGATTCATAATCGGGGGATTGACTAGCCCACTTACGATTATGCTGCTGCTCTTTGGGCTGTTTTTTGATTGCAGTTCATACTCATAGAAAAATAAATTACTCATACCCTCTCCAAATAATTTAATAATGCGATCGCGCCTACCCTTGATCGCGTGATTTTGCTTGTTAGCTTTAGTGAGAGTGTGATCGCGCCTTGCAACCTTGACCACAGGTGATAATTCTTTGCAAGAGAATAGGTATTGCTACCCGATTACATATGCTTTACCCTCAATTTTAATAATGTTTGATCCGTTATCTAACTGATAAACAATATATACCGAATATACTAAATATACTAGCTCAAAATCATAGTTATCCATCACAATAAACCCGCAAAGCATAGACTAAAATCTATGGCTGGATATCGCGATACCGTAGCAGACTGCACTCGTTGTCAGGGGCGGCTTTACGGAACTCTAATCCGTAAGCGCTGTAATCGAATCTGTGGGTTTTCCTAAAGGTATTCCTAGCAAATGGACAACCTCGCGACACAGCCAATTGATAAGCCATCTCTAGCGTCATCCATTCGTTCTCAAATTCTGTTGCTTGCACCCGTGAGAAGAAAGAAATCTCATGATGATCACGATTGTAGCGATGGATTTCCCCTGCTACAGAGCGATTGTAAAAAAGTTTGGATAATTTTCTTAGCTCAATATTCTCGCCTAGCAGCTCGTTCAGCTTGTAAGCAATTGTTACAGCATCCTGCCATTTATCGGTAAGCACTGAGTTAATCTGCTCAGTCGAGATTATCCGTTTAGCGACTCCCTTGGCTTTGTCTGATTCAACTTTCTTGCGGGTGCGTGTGCGTTTTGGATTACTCCAATCTAATAAAAGTTTCTGAACATCAGGGTGCATCCTATACCGTTTTTTGAGCGATGGTAGATACACTTTTAGGCTTGCATATTCACCTCCGCTAGCCTTGTAAGCAAGCAAAGCTTTGATCCGCTGACCATCGGGGCGATCGCGGATCGGTGGTTTTTGTCGTGGGCATAACGGGGCACTGTAGGCAAAAAAGCTGTATAGATTTAGGATTGATAGCAAACCACTCAAACAAGGCTTTAAACACGCAAAAACATATAAGTACGTTGGTGATTTGCGATCTGTTAATCTTTCGCGGTTACGAATCCGCTTACGTTGCTTTTTGGCTTTCGGCTTTGCAACATTCTTGGGCGGCTTTGTCTTTGGGCGATCGCTTTTTGGTTTTGGCGGTGGAGATGCGATCGTCTCTAACTCTGGTTCTGGCTTAGCTTTTGGCGGTTGTAGTTTTGGCGCGTCACCAATATGCAAAACGTTGCGATCTAATAGCGACTGCCATAGGCTAGCCCATTGATTTTTATACACCAAATACCGAGCTACGAATAACGCATTAGTGGCAATAGCGCGATCATCTTTCAGCTTGCGCCTTTGCTCATGTTCTGCGATCGCACTTAGGATCGGCGCAACTTGTCGCCATATTACGGGGCTGTTTGTGGGATCTGGGATAGAGGGGATGCAGATGGGTAGGGATGGTTTCATAGTTTTATAATTATTTGGAAGCGTAGCCGCCACAAGTCAAAGGGTTGGAATCCAACAAATCCCAATCAAGCTCTTCTTCGGCTTTGTATTGTGGAGTGGTTGGGTTATCACAATAAATCTCAAGAGTTTCTTCCATAACCCAACAAGCTTCAGTATGTTCAACCCAAAAATACTTGCAATTATGACAAGAATGATTGCGATGCAGTCTATTCAATTTGCGTAAATCGCGAGATGCTTTTTTCATAGTAAAGATTTCAATGATGTTATTAATTTTTTAATCGTGGTAATATCAGCAATTTGGGAAACAGTCTCAACCTCAGAGCCAGTTCTCAACTTGTATTTAGAGAGCCAAGCAGCAAGGCGATCGCTTATTGGGATTTCACCAAGTTTCGCTTCAAGTAAAGTTAGATTTTCTTTGAGTTCGTTATCTAAATCTTTGCGCTGATTTACTAGGGTTTTACGCTTTTCTACTAGCTTTCCAGCCAACAAAATATAGTCGTAAGGGTCTTTAATCATCGCAGTTGTAGTCACTACAGGGGGAGAGATTTCGCCTATCTCTTGCAGTGCTATTGTTAGGATTTTTTGGGTTTCATCTTTGCCAATGTAGGCGGCGATTAGTTCCAATTCTGTTTTTACTGATGTAATGTAATTGGAAAAGTCAAACGGAAAGTTAGAAATCATCGCTTTCACTCAGCTTCTGCTCCACTTTCTTGAGTAAAACCTCAAGAGCTGCATTAGAAAGAGCTTCCCAACTTGGATAGTCAGTTGAGTCTTGATTGCTGTAAAACTTCACAGCTTTATCAAAATTCTCTTGCAATCCACCTAGTGCAGTAGCTACGGTTTTAATCCTTGCGATGATAGTTTGGCGGCGTTCTACAGCCTCAGAGAACTCAATGATTACAGGCTTGTTTTGATTCCGTTTGATAATATCCTTAAGAAAAATATCTTTTTCCCAATTGTGGATATCGTTGCAATTGTAGCGATCAAGCCTTACATCAAAAGCATTCTGATAATCACGATCAGTATTTGCAGACCACGCAGATCGCCTAAGTTTCCCCGCTTCACATTCATCACGATTGCAGATAAAAGGTATATCGCTTTCACCTTCCACAAACTCGGCTAAAAATTTACCTCCAACCAATCCGCCATCGTGACAAGCAAAGCACTTGAAAGGTAATTGTATTTCGCGATCGCCATCGGTTACACGCTCAATCTTGACTGCTTGTAATTTCATAATTAATCATTTACTCCCATTAAAGTTTTAGCTTCTTGCGATTCAATTTGGCGTGATCGTAAATCATCGGGTGCGGCTTTTACAGCAAACGCTTTGTATGCAGTAAAAAATTCTTTTCTCAGAAATTCAGGTTTTTCACTAAAGCGAACAGTACTAGAGCCGCCGATCGCTTGTAGCGCTTTACGTCCAACAGGGGAAAGTAAAGAGGTATCTCTAGAAATATTTGCCCAGTCAATCAAGGCGCGATCGTCAAGAGTGCCAAGGACTGCATTAATTAATTCAATAGGGGCGGGGAAGAATTTACAGTTTTTGTATGCCCAGATTATTGACTGCTGAAATTCTTCAGTTGAAAGCTCGGAACTAAGAATCAAATACAAACGGGCTTTCATTGAGTCAGAAATTGATTTAGAAAACCAATCAGCAAGATCTTTTAGCTCTTCAGAAAAAACAATTTTGTCAATCATCGTTTTATAGCCCCTCTAAGGCATTTAACCAGTCTTCATGTGTATTTCCTACTGAGACACCAACAAAATCGCGTGACGCTGCTTTTTCTGCCCAACTGACAGGCTTATTGTTGGTCAAGAAATTATCGATCGTGAGTTTAGTCTGCGGCTTGTTACACCAATGATCCGATCTGGCATAGCTCAAAGCGTCCTGAAAAATCTCTAAACTGCGATCGCCATTTTCACGAGTAAACTTTTTAAGTTTAGAAATTCGGTCTTTATTCAGGCTTTGGCATTCTGCCCAATGTTTCGGGCGATCTCTATTCCAAATTTCTTTGAAAACATCAAAATCGGAATCAGAAATTTTTTGAATCGACGTATATATATTCTTCTCTACATTTGAATTTGTATTTGGATCTGAATATGAATATGGATCTGGAAGAGGGACATTGAGGGACACATCTTCTGTCCCTAGGGACTCCCTAGGGACAGACTCTATTGTCTCTTGGGACTCTTTAGCCTGAGATCGTTGTCTGCGCTTCTTTTCTGCTTCTTTTGCTTTACGCTGCATGTAAGCATCGGATCGGTTCATCACGCCTTGGCTATAAATAATATGTTCTTGCCAAAGCTGCTTATCTATAAGCCCTAAATCTGCCAACGTGTCAAAATATCGGATCATTGTGCGATCGTCAGTAATATTTAGCGATCGCGCCAAGCGTTTCATCCAAATCGCAGTTGCTTCGATTTGAAATCCGTTTTCTTCAGAACCGTAAAGTTCCTCAAGAATTACCCAAAAAAATCCGTAACCTCCTAACCCGTGAATATCGATTAGCTGAAAAATGCGATCGTCATTGCGTGATGCAATTTCATGCGTAAAAAATCTCATAATGCAATCCTTAAATACTTTTCAGGGTTTGATGTGTTGTTAAAAACTGGCTGGAGCATTTCAATATACTCTTGCTCAGCTTTATGAATTTCTTCGCTAGAAAATTTGTCAATTTCTTGGAAATAAATCACAACATCTTTAATCGTTTTTAATGCTTCAAGCTTGTGATGATTTCGCCATCTAGATCGAAAGTTATTGGCTTTGCCAACGTACCAAACCTCAGAATTTCTAGTGCAAAAATAGATCCCTCTACTTTCTGGGAAAGCATTAAAACTGTTGACAGAATCAAGATAAATTTTAGGAAATTTAAAATAATCAATCGCCTTAATAAAATCAGCGTGAAAATCGCACGGTTTAAAGTTGCTGCGAGATAACACCTTGAATTTATATTCACACGATCCGATAACATCAATTTCTTCATTAGGCATGACACCTAACGCTATCTTTTTATCTCTCTCTGCAAGTACTTCCTTGATTGTTTCTTCAAGCGTTTTTATTGGCAAAGATACAGGTTTATTGGGATAAGGTGGATGATTGAAAGTTATCGACAAACGTAGTCTTTCATTCATAATTATTTGACCTCAAATTCCAAAATTAAACCGTTAGCTCTTGTGATGATTAAGCGATCGCTAGTAATCTGGTAGCTGGCATCTCTTTCGGGCTGGTCAAGAGTTGATATAGGATACCAACCGCCGATCCCTTTGAACTTAGCAAATCCTTTTGAAGCCAATTGCTTTTTGATTTCGTTTAATTTGCGGTAAGCGTCGCCAAAAGTTTCACTCACGCCGCCACCTCATCAGACTTAGCGATCGCCGCGTCAGTTCTAGAAGTTAAGCCCAATAGATTGTCAGGATGATCAATACCATGCAGACAATCACGACCGCAAAACTCGCATTCCATATTGTCCCAACAGCCAGTCCATGAGACGTTACACCGTTCGCACGTTAGATATACGCTATGCGTGATAGGAGTAGCACTAAAGTTGCCTAGATAAAGATGGTCGAATTTGTTACTCATGCCACACGCTCCTGATTAGCGATCGCCTTTTCAAACTGTCCACAGGTTTTAGGATAATCTTTCACGAGCTTGGGATCTAGTCGTTCCCATTCTTTGTATCCTGCGAAAACAGCATCACCATTACTGCATGACAGAGAGGTTTTACCGATGCGATACAGCAAATCTACTTCATCTTTGGTTTGTAGATACTTGCATCTAAGACAACTACTCACGCCGCCACCTCATCAGACTTAGCGATCGCCGCTTTTAAAATACGAGTGACATAGACTTTGAGAGTTCTTTCTTCTTTGTCTGCAAGCTCTTTGAGAGTCTTTTTTAGATCCTCTTCAACTTCGACAATTAACTGTACTT